CCCACAGAAATGGCTCCAGCAAAATTGATGCATCCAGAAAAAGAAGATGGTCCAATGTTTAAAGGCATTCAGAAACAATTCAAAAATGTGCCAACGCTTGATGCAAATGTTCTGAAGAGAAGTGTCCTATCGTACAAACAACAATTAGCTAAGTCAAAATGCAACTATTCAAACATGAAGGTGTTGAATTTTGATGAAGCCGTCAAAGGAACTGATTCAGAATATATCAAAGGTATCAATCGTGTAACATCGGCTGGTTATCCTTGGTGTCACGAAAAATCAAAAGGTAAGACTCTCTGGTTTGGCAATCTTGAATGGGATCTTTATGGAAAGAAAGCTCAACAAGTACGAAGAATTGTTACTAAACAAGTTGAAGAAATGAAACTTGGTTATGTGCAACCTTATATCTTTGTTGATACACTTAAAGATGAAACACTGCCAAAAATGAAAGTTGAAATTGGAAAGACAAGAGTTTTTGCTGCTGCTCCAATGGATTTTGTCATTGCATTCCGCATGTACTTTATTTCTTTCATTGCTTTTCTTATGGAAAAACGTATTGATACTGAGAGTGCTGTTGGTATTCGGTGTCAATCACTTGAATGGGATAAGCTTGCAAAACATCTTTTGAAGTATGGTGATAACCATGTTGCTGGAGATTTTAGTAATTATGATGGCACACTTCATCCAGATATCTTGTGGCAAATTTTGGAAGTGATAGAAGATTATTATCGTCAATCCCCAACTTATGTAAAGGAAGATGCTGTTGTACGCAAGTGTTTATGGGAAAGTGTTGTTAATTCTTACCATATTTGTGGCAAGAGATTGTACAAGCTTAACCACTCACAACCATCAGGAAATCCAGCAACTGCTATCTTGAACAGCATGTACAATTCAATTGCATGTCGAGTTACATTTTATGCAGAACGACCAGGCAATGAAGAGTTCAACGATTATGTTTCTATGATTGCTTATGGAGATGATAATCTTTTGAATATTTCATCACGAGTTTCAACATGGTACAACCAAGAATCAATGACCCGAGCTTTTGCAACTTTTGGAATGGTTTATACTGATGAGGAAAAGACTGGAACGATGACAGGATTCAAGCAACTGGACAAGTGTTATTTTTTAAAACGCGGATTTGCATTTGATTCTGACAATCGAATTTGGATGGCACCTCTTAAGATTCCATCTATTCTTGAATGTTTCAACTGGATTCACGGTAACACGTATGAAGAAACCGTAATCGAACAAAATGCTCGTGCTGCTTTTGCTGAACTTGCGTTGCATGATGTTGAAACATTTGAGAGTTACACTCGAAAGATCAAGACAGTCTGTGCAAATGAATATGAGCTCACACTTGTTAATCAGGAATATCATGATTATCGATTGATGGTGAGAGATAACACTCTTCTGACAAACTTGCCAGAACTCAATTGGGCCTAATTTGACCCCCGCCCGAAGGCATTAAACTACAAGTCAAATGAATCAATAGACTGTCCATTAAGTTGGGAAATTGAGTGCCTATTTAGGATACCACACTCATGAGCAATCCTCTAAACAAGGTTGATTCAATCCTACAAGCTATAGGCTGAGCGACATAGGATGTAAATAAAGCCTGCAAACACAAACACAAATACACACACAAACACAAACACACAATCACAAATTAATGACGCTGTAAATGAAGATGCTTTTGTTGGATCCATTCTTGAAATAAATCAAGATGTTACTGGATTTACTGAATTTGGTACTACTGAAAGAAATGTTTCAAATCAAGATTCATTTAGCACTCCATTTGCTCCATCTATGCCTGATTCAGACATGAAGCACATTACTGACATTTTGTCTCGTTATCATCGTTTTGGTGCCTATAAGCAAGAAACTCATTATATCAAACCTCTTGCTGATATCATCAATTCAATGCCAACCCTAGACAAATTGCGCGGTTTTATGGGCTTTACTGGCACTTTCAACATCAAACTTACATGGAACACTGATCCAACTATGTTGGGTATGTTTCTTGTAGCATACACACCACCAGGTGTTGGAATTGCAACTGGTTCAGGTGTTAAAGGCAAGCAAACCTTTTATACTGGTTGCCCACACGTCATTATAAACATTGCAGAAACCACAAGTGCAACATTGAGTATCCCATACGTTGGTGAATCAAACATTATCCCAATGTATCCTACAAAAGTTCCTCTGGATCCTTCAGATAGAATTTTCCTTGGGAACATTCATATTATCCCTATTGTTGCACTTGCTTCTGCTATTTCACCCAATGCTATCAATATGTCTTTATTTATCAATATTGAAAATCTCAAGACATATGCTGTTCAACCACGAGTTGCCCATGTTCAAGCATCAGCTGCCCTAGCAGGTATCGTTGAAGCTACCAAGAAGAGTAAAATCGTTTCAAGTACCTTTGGTTCTATATCAAAATATTTGAATGCAAACGATGACAAATCTTTTATTGGTGGTCTCTCACGTGCAGGCGGATGGGCTTTTGGTGCAGCATCAAAAATCTCAGATTTACTTGGTTGGTCAAAGCCGCTGGATATTACAAATCTAGTTGGTGTCGTTCAATTACCCTACAGGGATTTGTATACTTGTGATACAACCTTTGTTGGTGCAAAAACAACTCAAAATTTTGACCAAGGTATTTCAGATCTAGATTTAAGTGGAAGATCCGTAGATGAAATGACAATTGCTGCTTTGCTAGACAGACCAAACATTATTCCAAATGTTGGAGATGTCCAAGA